CCGGGCGTGGTCGATACGAGCGCGATGCATCGCGTCGGCGGCGACTTCAACAAAGCGGAAGTGGCGACCGCGATGGGTGCGTCGACCGTCGTGGGCGATGCCGTCGCAACCTACCAGAAACATGCCGGCGGTGGCCGCGCGCTCGTCTTCGTCTGGTCGCTCGCGGCATCTCGCGCGCTCGCTGAGGCATTCTGCGCGGCCGGTATCGCGGCGGCCCATGTCGACGGCGAGACGGAGACGACCGAGCGCAAGCGCGCAATGGCGCAATTCAGGGCCGGCGATCTGCGCGTCATCTGCAATGTCGACCTGTTCGGCGAGGGCTTGGACGTGCCGGCCGTCGATGCCGTGTTTCTGCTGCGTCCGACCGACTCGCTCGGGCTCTACCTGCAGCAATGCGGGCGCGGGCTGCGCATGTCGACTGGAAAGACCTCGGTCCGCCTGTTCGATCATGTCGGCAACTGGACACGTCACGGCCTGCCCGATGAAGACCGCGAGTGGTCGCTGGAAGGTAAGCCAAAGGCCAAGCGTGACGGGCCAGCCGGCCGCCGTTGCATGGAATGCTTTGCGGTGTCGCCGGCAGGATCGACCGCATGCGTCGAATGTGGCGCGGAGTTTCCACGCAAGCCGCGCAAGATCACACAAGTGGAAGGCGCACTCGTTGAAGCTGATCTCCTTGCGCTGCGCTCCCAAGCGAAACAACTCGAGCGCGCCTGTCGCACGCTCCAAGACTGGCAAGACCTCGCGAAGCGACTCAATTACAAACCGGGATGGGCGTTCTATCGATGGAGCGCATCGAAAGGGAAACCCCAATATGCCGCGCGCTGACGAATCCGCCCTGCTTCATCGACTCTTGATTCGCTGCTCCGAACTCGGCGCGCGCGTCTTTCGGAACAACGTCGGACGCTTGCAAGACCGCCACGGCCGCTATGTTCAATACGGACTGTGCGTCGGCAGTTCCGACCTCATCGGCTACTTGCCCGTCACGATTCGACCAGAACACGTCGGACAGACGCTCGCCGTCTTCGTCGCGATCGAAGCCAAGTCCGCAACAGGCGCGCTGCGTCCCGAACAGCGGCAATTCTTGAACGTGGTCGGCCAACACGGGGCGATTACCTGCCTCGCGCGCTCAGAAGCGGACGCCGACATGACCTTCGCGCCGTGGCTCGCATGAGCGACGACCCAAACGCCAAATTCCGCAACGCGGTCACACCGCACAACGCCGTCGCGACGTGGGGACTCGCCAGCAACAGCAAGGGCGCTCCGCTGAGCACGCACGCGAACGTCGGACTCGTCCTCGACCACATGCCTGAGATGTTACGCGGGGCCTATTACGACGAGTTCCAAGACAAGACGATTGTCGATCGTCGGGAGTGGCGCGACGTGGACGACACCGGCCTGTGTATGTGGCTCCAAGAACACATTGGACTCTCCACGATCACGCCCGGCATGGTGCATGCGGTCATCGCGCATCGGTTGCACGCTACTCCTCGCCATTGGGTCCGCGAATATCTGAAGGCGCTCCCGTGCGACGATCTTCCGCGCATCGCGCACGCGTTCGAGGACCATTGGGGCGTGGAACCGGGCTTCTCGCAATCGAGCGACTACATCCGGGCCGTGAGCGCAAACTTCTTCATTGGCCTCATCGCCCGTGTGATGCGACCCGGGTGCCAACTCGATACGATGGTGGTTTTTGAAGGCCACCAAGGCACGCGCAAATCCTCCGCGCTCCGCGTGCTCGGCGGCGCGGGCTACATGCTCGCGACCGAATCGATCAACTCGAAAGACTTTCAGCAAGCCCTGCGCGGCGCGTGGATCGCGGAGATTGGTGAACTTGAGTCCTTCAGCCGCGCCGACCGGGACCGTATCAAAGCCATCATTAGTAATCCGATCGATAAATACCGCGGCAGCTACGAGCGCCATGTCCGCGAATACCCGCGTCAATGCCTCTTCGCCGGCACCACGAACAAAGACGACTGGGGTAACGACGACACGGGCCTGCGTCGATTCTGGCCGGTCTGGTGCGGCGACATCGACCTTCCCGGTATCGTGGCCCATCGCGATGAGTGGTTCGCTGAAGCCTATCGTCTCTACCTCACCGGCGCGTCCTGGTGGGAGACCCCGGCCGCCGCGACACTGACCGCGCAACGCGACCGACAGTCCGAAGATATCTGGACACGTCTCGTTATGGAACACCTCATCGGCAAGTCAGAGGTCTATCTCCAAGACGTGCTCAGAGACGCCTGCAAAGTCCGCGAGGCTGAGATGAACCACGCGCATAAACTCCGCATTGGCAGCATCTTACGGCTGGCTGGTTGGACGAAATCGAACCGGAGACGCGACGGCAAGCAGGTCAAAACGTGGGTAGCGCCTGACGATGAGTAGCGCGTGGGTAGCGGCCATTTCTCCTATGATGCTACTTATGCTACCTATGATACCTATACCTATATACACATAGCGCACGCGCCTGAAGGTCATTAGAAAACAGGGGTAGCGGGGTAGCGGGTAGCAGTAAACTGTCCCGCATGGCTGATGGCCTCTCGCTCGCTGCTGAATTTACGATGCTGCTCGCCGCTGAAGTCCGTCAGCTCGTCGAGGATGGCGCGTCCACGCTCGAGATGTTCGAGGCGCTCGCCCGCGCGCACCCGAACTATCAATTCACCCTCGATTCTATTGAGCGTCTCGCCCGCCAAGTGGCTGACCGTAGGCCCGTCGCGAAGCGCTACCTCCAGAGCAAGTCGCTCGACATGGCTAAGAACGTCGTGGAGCGCGGCAAGCCAGCCGACCATGTGCGGGCGCTCGAAGGGCTCGGCGAGGTGCTGGACGCGGGCCAGGAGCACGGCGGTGGCATTACGGTCATCGTAGGCGCCGGGTCGCAGGTGCAAATCAACCTAGGCGAGCGGACTCTGACGACACTTTCGCCTCGACGTTCAGAGAGCGAAAGCGAAACCGAATAGATTCACTAAGGATATGTGCTGGTTCTGATAATCTAGATTATGTTAACCAGCTAAGTCCTTGCGTTGATAGAACATACAGTAATGGTGTGGATTTATCAACAGCTAAGAGAATGGCGCGAGCGTGCAGGCTGGGAACGGCGTCCGCCCCGGCGCTGATGCTCTGCCGCTCGCGCCAGCGTCCCCCTCCCCCCTTCGCGGCGCGGGTTCCACTTGGGAGGGTCCCGACGGGTAGCGGTGGCTAGGCTACGGTCGCGGAGAATCGTAAAATCGGTTTGAGCAGTTACCGGTTGTGTTTAGGTAGTAGAGTTGGTAGAGTTGTGTCTACGTGGTGTTTAGCGAACGGTTGTGGTCGAAGATTCAGCGTGGCGCGGAGGGTTCTTGCTGGGAATGGCAGGGCTATCGAGAGCGTGCGCGTGGTGGGTCCGGCGCGGGGTATGGTCGATGGCGCTACCGGTTTAAACGGTCGCTATTGGCGCATCGAGCGGTCTGGATGGACGTGAAGGGGCCGATTCCGGAGGGAATGTGCGTATGTCATTCCTGCGATAATCCGCCCTGTTGTAATCCGGCGCATCTCTTCCTTGGAACGCCCGGTGATAATGCGCGGGATATGAGCGTGAAGGGGAGGAAAGCGAGTGTGGCTGGGGCCGCGCATCCGATGGCGAAATTAACAGACGAGTCGGTGCGTGAGATTCGGAGACGGCGAAGTCTCGGGGAGGATGCGCGCACACTCGCGCGAGAATACGCGGTGGGCGTGTCGAATATCCACATGATTACCCGTCGGGCGACATGGAGTCACATCGCGTGATTAGCCTCGGTCTAGACACGCTCGGCCAGGCGCACCCAACGGCCCGTTGTTCTTGGTGTGACGCGCCCTTAGTCGTCGCGCAAGTCCAACAACTTTTCTGCTGGGTTTGTCCGAATTGTTACCCCCGGCAGCTCGAGTTCGCGGTGCTGGTGGATATCTCGGCGAAGCGGGCGTCCGAGCTGGGCCTAAAAGCCTCCGGGCGGTATTGCTGGCATGTGCCGTTGCCGAGTCAGGTGGCGATTTACGAGCTGGGGTCGAAGGGTGGGGTCATCGTCTGGGGGGCGCGGAAGGGGCCGGGGAAGTCGCTCGGGTGCCGGCGGTGGCTGTATTGGCGGAGCATTCTGGTGCCTGGGCACGAGGCGTTGTTGCTGCGGGAGAATTGGGATCAGTTGATTGACCAGCATACGCGGCACATGGCGTATGAGGTGCCGTTGCTGGGGGGGCGGTGGCTGGAGGGGGACAAGCGGGCGGTGTTCGGGCGCGGGTCAGAAGAGAGCGTGATCACGTGCGGGCATATGTCGGAGGCGTTTCCTCT